GTTGTAACGTAGTCCAAATTCATTGGGACATCCATTACCCACGTACCATCCTCATCAATAACTTTTCCACCCTGTGGTAAAACCGCTTGTTCTAATATTGGATATCCGTCATTATCATTAAATATTGTTTGTCTGATACCAATAATTTCACCAGGCCCTGTACTCAAATTACACAAACCACCCAAGTCTTTATTTGGTCTACAATTAGTACGAAGACTTTCTTCATCGTTATTAGTTAACAATGAACCCATAAAAATCGCGGTTGGTTCAATAGTAATTCCCGCAGTCCTTAAATCAAAATCATGACGAGAAATATTGATTTGACAAATTTCAGGTTGTCCCCAAAATGGTTCAACATTCACCGTCTCGCTAAATGAAACAATTTGTGGCAATTCATAAAGGTTTGTAGACGATTTAAAACTTGCTCCGTCAACTTGGTCTTCAGTGGCTCGACCCATACGAATTAAATCTTGTGGAGATAATGAAAACGGTCCAATATCCGACAAATCTAAATCCATGAATATTGTGTAGGAACCTAACGGAACCCCCATTATCATGTAGTCACCACTACCATTAGTTTTGACAGTAAATCTATAGTACTTATCATAGATTTCAATCAATGCTGGATTTGTTAATACATCATTTCTTGATGGGAATGTACCAGTTGCAACGTGACCAGGATATTGTGGTTCGTAAGGTAATAGATTATACCTATAACCATCTTCATTTAAACCTTCAACACTTGAGTAAGGATAAAGAATTTGTGTTATATCATTATTTTGGTCTTCAGCTGTTATAGGTATGAATACCGAAACTTTTGCATTTGGAATACCATAACCACCATTGGCTGTAACACGACCAACAACAACACCATAGTCGGCACACATTCTTGTGTAGACATCGTCAGCTCTTACCTTTAAAGATAAAATTTCTAATTGTTCGAAATCTTGGTTTAATTGAACATTGATTTGTTTGTCAACCCCAACCTGTGTTCGTAATCTAATAGTTTCAGGCATTTGTTAGTATTTCTTTGATAAATAGTTTATTGGCTATTTTTCAAAGGATAGTCATTGATTTAATAAAATAAATCATCAGCTAAAATTAGTAGTTTGATAGTTCTTAACTCTTACTACAATGTCTTTAGATGGGAATCTGATTTGATAGATTTGGTTTGGTTGAGCAAATATTGTATTGTCAGTCAATGAGATTTGTTTTGTTAAATTATTTGAATAAGGCATTGATGTTTCAGCCGAACTGTATTGTCCACCAACTTTACCAAATACAGAAATATCTGTAACACTGACAACTCCGTTTTCCTCTTGAATTAAACGGTTCAATTCTGATAACAAAATGTTTTGTCCTAATCCTCTTACCGCAGAACTAAAGAATGTTGTAGTTCTATCAATAATGTTTGAAATAACAACCCCTTGGTTTTGACTTGAATCTAACACCACAGAAATATCTAAACCTAAATCAATAACTTGAGCACTTCCTACAGTTACATAGTCATTAATCATTCTGTAATTAGAAAGATATTCAGCAATATTATATTTTAATGTTTGAGATACATCTGATGTTAAGTTACCTGTCGAATCGTAAGATAATATCTGAACATTTATTTTGTTGTTATTTTCTGTGATGGCAACTTTTGCCGGTGCTCCAAACTCTCCTGGCATGTTTCTAATAACCGCTTCGTAGTCACTGATGGTTACCGCTCTGTTTTGTGCCGCAAAGTTAAAGGTAACATAGTTTCTAACCTCTTCTGTTGACGGATACCCCGCACCACCGATTGAGGCTGTTACGTTATTACACGACAATGAATTAATAACCTGATTGTTAATAATGTCAGATGGTCCAACAACTGAAAAATCAACCGCACCAATTTGGTTAATCACATTCACACCCAAGTTTGTTGCAATACCACCACCAATACGATATTGAATAAACATTGTTGTATTTGCCTGTGGTGTATTACCCAAAGACATTGAGTTATTTTGGTATCTTTGAATTTTCAACGGAACATCTAAAGTGGTGAATTGTCTTAATTGGTCTTCAGCAGTGTTTGTTCCTCCACCGAATGTTATTTTCAAGAAACCTTCAGGTGTGTATTCTGTTATGAATCTATCTTGCGTTTCAATGTATGTCCCAACTTTAATTGCCGGGTCATCAGATGGCTTTGATGGGTCAGGGATAAACACTCTACTTTCAGCCAATGCTGGTACTTCATACCATCTACCATTTGGACTTAAAAATTCTTGAGCCGTTGGTACGTTTGAATATGCCGTTCCTTCTCTTTGTATGATTGCGGTTACACCTAACACGTTTTTTTCAGGTAAGAAAAATTCAAAGAATGGTCTAACATCGTTTGGTGTTATAACTCTTTTGAATACTTTTGTAATACCGTTAACAACTGTTTCTCTTTTAGTAATTGTATAGTTCAACAAGTTACCATTAGAATCAAAGTTTGGTATTTTCAATCTGTTTGGGAAACCTTCATTGTTGAATGGTGATGCAAAGTTCACATCATACACCGTTTCAAATACTTGTCCTGAACCGTTAACTTGAGAACCACGCCTTAAAATACCCAAATATCTTTCATCTTCTTTATCACCAAAGGCTGGAACTGTAATTGAGAAATCAACCAAAGCAACTGATGGTCTTTGACCAGGTATTTTCAAACCATATGTTCTTGCTATGTTATATACTGAAGAACGTTGTTGGGCGTATTGTAAAACGGTTTCTTGAATACTTCTATCAATGTGATAGTGTAAGTTATCGGCAACCGCCGCGTTCAAATCCAAGAAAACTGAGAAAACTGACGCATCATTAAAATTGTCAATTAAGTCAGGATAGTAAGTTTTGGTATAATTAATAAGTTCTTGTCGGATTGCCGCAAAGTCCCTAACCGTATATGAAATTTTCTGTTGTGCCATTTATGTTAAATATTGATGATAATAAAATCTTTTGTATTGAAAACGTCATTTGAAATTGCATAATCAATTCTGACCTTTGCAGTATATTCAGAAACATCAGCGTTTGTTATATTCAATTCTGAGGTTACGTTTCCTTCAGTTGTTGGTGTTAATGTTGCCGCTTCTGATGTTGGTGCCGTTATGGTGATGTTAGTTAATTGTAATTGTGGCATAAACCTCTCAACAGAATCCCTAATCTCAGCCTCAATATTCTGAAATGTTGGTCCATCCAAAGGGTCAAAAACAAATTCATATAACCTTGTTCCAAAATCAGGTAAAAAATATCTTGAACCTTTTCTAGTTAAAATTAAATGAATTAAATCTGTTCGGATTTCCTCCGCAGCATAATCCGTTAAATCCAAATATTTTCCATCAAAAGAATCTACAAACGGGAAACTTATTCCATATGTTTTACCTTCAGCCATTATCTATAAATATAGTTGTGTTCCCTTTTTTGTGAGCAGGAAAATACGGACAATGACGACAACCATTTCCACAACAATAACCACGACTCAAATGGAATTCTTTTGTGAACACATATTTTCCATTTTCAATATAAAAAGAAGAAGGGGAAAGTTGTTCACTTTCCCCCTCCGTAGATGTTTTTATATCTTTCTTATTTAATTTCACAAGCTCCACCAGCACATGCCAACTCACCACTCAAATCTGTGTTGTCTTGTAATTCAACAACCTTTGATAAGTCAATTGACTGTAATTTAGAGAATAATCTTTCGTACTCTTCTTCAGTACAATCTTCAAATGGTGCTTGAATATAACTTCCACCATCATAAGGTAATACTGATAGACCATTGTAAAAGTCTCTGTTTTCCCACATCCACTCACCAGCTAATTCCCAATCTTCAGATTTCAAACTGATTGTTGCTGATACGTTGTGTGTATTAGAACCTGTTCTGTGACCTGGTCTAACCCACTCTTGTGTGATTTTCTTAACACGGTCCAACAATTGGAATGGTGATTCTGTTCTCAAGATTGCTCCTACAGGTGCTTTTTGTGGAACAGAAATAACCGCCGTGTCGTGTGGACGGAAGAACTCATCTTCAACCAACTCGGGGTGATACATTGCCAAGTATTGGTAGATTGCTTCATTCTTACCTACACGGACTCTACGAATATAAAAGTCGTTGTGCCATGCGTGGATACCTGAAGATGTTCCCAATGTCAGAGATGTAGTCCCTGCAGGTTTTACGGTAGTTGTACGAGCCGACTTGTTAACACCAATCAACTCAGCAACTCTTGCGTTTTCTTCTTTTACAAGTTTAGCAGCTTCTTTCATATTGTAACCCAATACAACACCTGAACCGATACCTGTCATAGATACACCAATCAACGCTTCTTTTTCAGTTGTACGTTTCCAAATGTCTCTCAAGTAATGGAAATCAGTATAACCCGCTTGAAGTGTTCCGATGAAAGCTGCAGCTTTAACACGGTTGTTTAAATCTTCTTGTGATTCAATGTCAGAAACATTTACCTCACACAAGTTACAGAATTGGTTTGGTCTCAAAGCAATTTCACAACATGGATTAGTTCCCCAATCTTTGTCGTTTGTAAAGTAGATACCAGGTTCACCCGCTCCTGATGCTTCAACACGTTTCCACAAATCCATAAAGAATTCTTTTGTGATTTTGTGTCTAACCAACGCAGCTGAATTGTTTGCTCTTCCTCTTTGTGGGTTTGTTTCCCACCAAGCACCTGACTTACAAGCAATCATCTCGTGGTCATCAGCTGAGAACAATGAAATCAAAGCCGCTCTACGAATACCACCTGCAAGAACTGCATCTGCAATGTGACATACCATATCGTGAACTTCAATCGGTGTCATCTTTTCACCTTCTTCTTTAGCATCCAACATTCCTTTTAGTTTATGAAGACAATCCTTCAATGGTTGAGGACCCGGTGCTTTACCACCTGATGTTACAAGTTGAGCCCCTTTTGGTCTAACGTCAGAGAAATCAAAGTCTGGTGTTGACAAGTGTTCACCAAAGTATGATTTCATCAATACTTTAATTGCGTCAGCCCAACCTTCAATAGAATCACCAACCAAGAATCTTCTCGTTCTATTCGGGTTAGGTTTTCTAATTTCAGGAAGTTTTTCTACGTGGTGTTTTTGAACTGAGTATCCAACTCCAGTTCCACCCAACAACAAGAACATCGCTTCTGAGAAAGCGTCCAAGTGGTCAATAGGTAGGTAAGCACAGTTGTAGATTCTGTTTGGTGAAATCTCAATTGGTTTACCACCAAATTGCATTGACCTCATTGAAGGTAATACTTTTTTATCATAGACATATTGATATACATCCACAATTTCGCCTGCGATTTGTGGGTATTTCTTAATGTGCATGTTCATGTTTCTTGTTACTAATTCTTCCCAAGTTTCTCTTCTTTCCAACTCGGGAATGAATTTTGCGTACTTCATGTAGACAGTTAGGTCTGACAATATCTTTTGTGATGCGTCCATTTTATTAATTATAATTGTTTTTGTTTGTTAATTCAAGTTAGTTTCTTGCTCCTTTTGTTTTCTTTTTTCCATCAATTCTTTAATTCGGTCTCGTTTTTGGTCTTCTTTCTTTTCTTCAAATCCTAAGAAAGTAACTGAACTTTCAGTATCAATTTCGAGAAGTTCATTATCGAATTTACAGTTTTCAAATATAACACCGTCTTTACCCAAACGTGATTTGGTAATTGCGATGGTTGCCAAGTTCATTTCTTTTTGTTGTAAAGTTTTAGCCACGGAAATGATAACGTGTCCAACTTGTGCCTTTTTGATAGAACCACCCATTTGGTCGGTGGTAACGACCTCAGAAGATATAGAGCTTCTGTTACCCTGTGTTGCGGTCCATCCAACAACTCCTAGTTCGTGACAAAGTGCCTCAAACCCTCTCATAACCGAACCTTCACTTTTCCATTCATCACCCAAGTTTTTATCGGGTACAACACAATCAATATAGTCCAAGACTATCATGTCGATATTATGACCATCAGCAATCATCTTACGAATCATGTTTTTAATTTGGGTCATAGTGTGTTGGTCTGAAGGTAGTTTTTTAAGAAACAACTTGTTAGTCATTTCTTCTCTCACTACACGAGCTTTTTCTAAAACTTCTTCTCTATGTAACGGTAGTAAATCAGGAGCAATACCTGTCCACATAGTGAAGTGTTTTCTTTGAATTACTTTTGGATTGTCTTCAAAGAACAACTGTAATACATCGTATCCGTTGTTAAATGCTGAGTTAGCAATCTTAGAAAGAACCGTAGTTTTACCTACCCCAGTTGGTGCCAAAATAACACCGAGTTCTCCTTTTGC